ATATAATTTCCTCAAAAGCTGGCTGGCTAAATTTTATCCGGAGCAAGCTACGGTTTAATGGAACTAAAATATCATCAGCATCATCTCTGGCAAATGCCGCTGATGTTTTATGGGTAACAGGTATAAATATATAGACGTGAAACGCCTGTATTATTAACTGCCTGTAGCTTGTCATTGTCGTGCTAGTAAATATCGCATCTGTTGCCTCGCTCCTATCCTTATTAGCCGCAATATTTTCTACAACAACATAAGCCCATAACTTACCTGGCGGTTGCTTTGTATAAGATTGTCGCGCCCTTTCCAAATCTAAAGCCCCCGTTATTCTTGGCTTTATTTTCATTTTGATGTCGCCATACGCCGGCGAGCCTATTTCCTTTTCCAGTTCAAAAGTAAAATTATTATCATCAACTTTTGTTATTTTGCGCCATCCGTTATATGTAAATCTCTTCAAATCTTCCAACAGTAAAATAGTTCCTGTTGCTGTAGCTGGGGCTCCGCTATCTATTTCAAAAGTGAAGGTTTTGCGGTCTGGCACGCTTAGTAGTTTATGAATACCGTTATATTGGCTTTCATTAGCCCCGATTATTTGTACGGCAGTATGGTAACCAAAAGTTAAATCATGAGTACTTGAAACCTCACCGTAAGCAATGCCATCTACTTGTGTTAAGCTAATAACTGAGTTTGGTATCAAGCATCCTGATATATGCGCATAATCATTAGTCTGTAAAGTATGTGGAACTGTTGTTTTAACATTAGCGGTTAATCCGCTGCTTGTTATTTCATCAACCGCAATATTATCGGTAAAAGCATCGGTATAAAACGGCAATCTAAATCTTAATTCTTTAACAACATCAGATGCTTTCATTTTGTTACGCTCTTTTCAATTTGCTTTTCAAAAATCACCTCTGCATTGCGATAATTATTTTCTATCGCTGGCTTTAAAAATGGTCTTGCCGCCATTTTCATTGTGCCATCTTCCAAATATTTTGGATAATCAATAACATGTTGCGTAGAGCCGCCAGTACTTACAACATCCGTACTTGCGCGCATAGTAACCGAATTTTTAGCACCAAAAATCATGGTATTACTTCCTGAAACCTCAAAATCAACAGAAGCCCTAAGTCTGCCGGTTATAACAGCAGGAGCTTCGCCTGGCGCGCTTGCCTGATGTATTGTTCTTATGCCATTTTTGACAATAGAATATAATCTTCCGCTTTTAGGCTTTTTATTAATTAGCTCAACACTTTCTTTTTTAAGTAGTTTACCAAGCTCATAAAACCCATTCCTAACACCGTCTCGTGTTAAATTAGCCATGTTTTTTGTCTTTATTAATACTTCCTTATTTTTAAAATCTGCCTTTATGCCAAACATATCAGTTTAAGTTTATTTGTTTATTTGTTGCGCCACGTCTAGTACATTCCAGTTTATAAAACCTATCTCCTTCATCTAAATTTGTAACAGTTAAAATATCAAAATATTCATTAATTTTTCCATTTAAATTTATTAATTCCAACCATTTTTCAAAAGTCACGTCTGCAATATACCTTATGTAGATATTTGTTGAGTTAATCCTAATGATATTACTGCCGTCAAAAATCTTATCGCCCGACTGCGGCTCAACCATTGCCCAAACAGTTTGTGGATTGTTAAGCTGTTCTGTATATTCCGTGCTATCGCCAGATGGCGGGATTATTGACCTGGTATAAATTATTACTTGTCTGTTTAATGAGCCAATGCATATCCTTGTACTTTTTCTTGTGATTTTATCGCAATCAGCCATATCATTAAATATCCCATATGCGTATCATGTAATAAAAATCTTTTGTTGTTTGCGGCAATGCACTTTCTGCGCTTGATAGCAAATTGCAGTCGCCCCTATCCTCGTACATTGCGGCAATATGACTTAAAAGTGCCTCTTTAACGTCGGCAGGCACAAAAGTATTATTTATCCCATATCCTGCTGTAAATTCTATAGCGATTGACTGTAATTTATTATCAATATCATCAGGATATTGGCTTTCTTCTTTTAAAATTATTTTGCTGAAATCCGTCTCATCTGTTGTGTAATATAGGTTTGGGTCAACATCAATAAGCGAATAATTAACCGAATATTTAAAAGAATGTAATATTTGAAATCTTGATTTTTTTAACTCTATACAGTCACTAAAAAAATCACGGTATGTTAAAAATTTGGTATTAATGAATATTCTTTTTGTATATTTTTCACCGATTAATGTTGCTGCCTTAATTAGTGATGTTAAATACGCGTCCTGTGCTGTTGATGCAATATCAAGCCTTAAATGAGTTTTAACCTCAGCTAAAGTAACAGCAAGTTCGGTTGGTGCAACCAGAACCTTGTAAGTATAAGCCTTTGCATCTTCATACATGTTTATTTATTCTTCTTGGTTTTTTTTGTTTTAGATGTATTATTGCTTTGCAAATCAATCATCTTGTTTTCGTTTTCCTTCACGCAAAATTCCGCATATCCATGTTTAACCATTTCATCAGCCACATCATCATGTAAGTCATATGAGTTGTTTTCCAAAAATTCTGGCATATTAAGTTTCCATTTATAATTTTTTATAGCTTTAATCTGTTTCATAATTAATCAACTAACTTAAAGGCGGTAAAAATAATCTACCGCCTTTAATATCTAACTATTACTCATCAACAGCGGTAGGAGCAGTCCTTGGCGCACTCTTAATTGCAACAGCAGCAACAAATCCGCTAGCTGTACCAGAGCTTACCTCGCTTAATCTAACATATCGTTTTTTACCGACATATCCAATTCTGCGGGTACTATCCGAAGCACCAGAACCGCTGATTACTGCTGCCACTTCTGTGCCGATTAAAAAGTCATCGGCAACAGCCGCCGCATCACTTAATCCAGAATCGTCACCGTCTTCTATAACTGGTGTAAATACTCCAGTTGTTATAGTTCCAGCTAATAAAACAAAATCCAGACTTTCAAAGCCAGCAGTATCTATAATATTACCAGCTGTAGTAGTATTAGTAGTTATTTCCTGCAAATTAAAAGCCGACTCTGTTTTAATGAGAGTTGATAAATCTATACTAGACATTTTTTATTCTCCTATTTTAAATAATTATACAGTTAATGCGACTTTCATTTTAACAAATGCTTCGGGTAATATTACTCCGCCAGTGTTAAATCTATGGAATATAAATCTTACCTTACCTTCTGCCGCTAACGTATTGTCGTCACGCAAAACAATCATCATCGAATGGTCGCCAATTAAATAACCGCGCATAAAGTCACCAAAAATTATTGGATATTTATTTGCAGCTATATCATCCAAATCCGGTAATTCGGCATATGAATAACCATTAAGTTGATTTGGAATTCCAGCCGCAATATTACCAACCACCCACAAAAAGCTACCTGTAGTAGATGATTCGCTTCTTAAAGCTGCCAAAGTTCTACGGTTTAATCCATACATCGGATTATATCCAGTTTTTACCTCACCAGTCATTTTAATAACGGCGGATAACGGAACATCAGCCGCAACACCACTAGCAAATTCAGCAACATTAGGATTAACCATAATACCTTCAGGTTCGCCAACACCTGTTCCTTTCAAGAACTTAAGACCTTCTTTTTTAGCGTAAGCCTCTGATATATCTGTATTAATTTCCTGCGAAATATCAAATGCAGCCTGTGATAATTCCTCAACAGTAACTATAGTAACAGCACTGCATCTATACAGTTTAAGGCTTTCCTGTCCATATTTTGAATTATTAGGCGTTGTGGTAGCACCTTCACCCTCATATTTAACGTCAACCAAATTTGTACGCACAGGCATCAACATTCTTGGACTTGATGTCATTCTAGTTCTAGCCATGGCGCGAATTGGTGATATTTCGGTGATTGGTTTAATAATTTCCTGAACATACTCAGGAGGTGCTAAAAAACCACCGTCAATATTGCTATCAGTACGTAAATATTTCCTTTCATCATCGCCAATAGAATTTTTACCTTTTTTCATAAAGGTTTCAAAAGCCTTCATTTCTGCCGACTTCTGTTCTCTGGACATTGTATTATTAGACATGTATAGCTGACGTTCTAAATCCTTATATTTTTCCTCGATTTCCTGCTCTTTCTTTTTGGTCTCGGCAAATTGAGCAACCAACTTTTGGTTAGCATCTTCTTGCTCATCAAGCACCTTGTTTATTTTTTCTATTTTAGCTTTGGCTTCAGCGCTGTCGGCATTCTTACTTTCGATAGTTTCCCGCAACTCTTTCACTAAAGAATTCATTTCATCTTGACTGAAATTTGGCATTTTAATTACCTCATAAATTTTTTAATATTTTTTTTATTTCTAATAATGAAGTTTTTATCTCTTCGTTATTATTACCCTTGTCATCCACAGACTTACTCTGCTTTGGCGCAAAACAACTTGCTAAAAATTCGCAAGCCGCATTGCTAAATGAACCTGACTTTCTCAGGGTTTCATTAAATTCCGCTTTAGTTTTGATATTTTCAACATCTGAAATATCAAACTTTGTTGTATTTTGTTCATCACTTTTAACTGAGTTTATCTTGGCTTTTGGGTTCATTCCTTTGCCAACCACAGAAACTTCATTTAATTGCAGGTTTTTTATAATTCTTGTCTTACCTTTAAAATCGGCATCTGTAACCATATATCCAATAGATAAATCGGTTAATGCCCCCTGTTTCATCAGGGAATAAACCTCGTTTCCTTTTTGCGTGTTTAGGTTAAGCTCACCTTTTACGTTCCAATTTTTATCATCCTGGGCAACATTTTTAAACGATATAATGCCAATCGGCAAATCCATTGTTTGGTGATTATAATAAAGCTGGATGTTTTGTTTTGCCTTTTTATAATCCGCCAATGTTTCGTCAAAAGCTTCTGGGGCTATTATGTCATTACCTAAATCTTTTGCCTGGGAAGCCATCGCTCCGATAAAAACGCCCTTCTCGTCATCGTCAACTTTAAATTTAACTTCACTTAATTCCAATGTGAAGGTTTTGTATTCTATTTCATTTACGTTATTTTTTGCTTCAACATCTTCATAATCGCCCAAATCTTTCTCCTCTATCTCACCATCAAATTCAATAGCATCATAGTTAAATGATTTTTCTGGTTTTACGCCAGGCTCAAAAGATATTGGCTTTTTATCATGGTCTTTTAGCCATTTTTTGGCTTGTTCTGGAGTGAATTTATCCATGCTAAAACGATATGCTTGCTCAACCAGTTTGCCATTACCGCCTTTAAGCTTTCCGGATATTAAATTAATTCCAGTTTTATCACCGCCAATTTTAAGCGTAACAAAACTATCCTTAATAAAATCATCAGGGTCTCTCATTCTGGCGGCGTGCCATCCGGTATAAGGCATAAAATGTACTCCAAAAATAGTAATTATCTTTTTTTAACACAATGGAAAATTAAAAACCATACTATGATTGGATATTTATTAACTTTATACTGTGATACGGTATAAAATTAATGCTCTTTAAAAATAAAATTATATAAACTCATCTAATAATCGGCACACTGCTACACCTACAGTTTATAATATTTCCAGCAGTAGCACCATTTGTGGTATCTCTCGGGTACATTAACTTTTCCCCGCCCACGGTATATAACGCATCAAAATCTACAATCTGCCCATCTGCCTCCATATGCGCTGGTCTTGTTTTATCGTCCAAAATAGCCATCCACATTTTTTGTTTTTTTCTATCTGCAATATTTACACCGTTAATTGTGGCATTATGAAAGTTAAGGTAATTAAATTCGGCTTGCTTGGCGTGTTCCGCAGGCGCTTGAGTTTCTGTTATCGCTATACCTGGCGCACGGCTAGCGTTTGTCCGCAATAAATCCTGTTTAGCTTTTTTAGCGATTTGCGCCTTATTTAAAATAACGCCAGTAACAGCAGCCCCCTCAATAACTTTTTTTACCGCATTGTGAGCGTTTTTATGTGTAGTGTCAGCTATTATTTGTGAGCTATCATCAGCCGTAAACTCATGATGTAACTGATTTTTTTGGCTAATAGAATTTAATATTGTATCGTGATTATTAGGTTTGCCTATTTCTTTAACAATGCTTTGTGAGAAAACATCAGCAACCTTATCATAATGATTTTGCAATAATGATTTTATTTTGCCTTGAAACAAATCAATATCTGGAAGAATGCCTAATGCCTCATAACGCTTTTCAAAGTCATCGCCGTACTGTTTAAACAATAGTAAAAGAGAAGGAACTAATAACCGTTCCATTCTAAGTTTTAGATTATACTCCTTTTGAGCATACTGCTTACGTTGCGCGTCATTTGTGTTTAGCATTATTGATTATCTTCAATATCTGAAGCAAATGGGATTAATGTTGCTGGCTGATAAAGCTCATCAGCACCTTCTTTAAATGCTGGTAGCTGAATATTTGAACGTAGTTCGTTAATAGTTAACGCTCCCAAATCTGCTTTAGCTTTTAAATTAGCCAATCTGCGCGGCTCTAATGCTGAGATTTTATTGTCATCGTACCAAAGCACTAAATAATCCGAATTTGGATAGCGTGGCATTAAAAAGTTAGTAAGCTCGCTAAAAATTCGCTTAACCAATGGCAAAACAGCATTATCATAAAGTAACAACGCGCTAGCTTCTAAATTAGCCAATGTCATAGTTCCCTCATTAATTAACGGCAGCGGTATTTTTAGATTTTTATAAATCTGCATCGTAACTTTATCTTTTAAAGTTGAGAAATCCATATCTCTATTATTCTGACTTATAGCGTTAAATTTTAATCCGTTCTCCGCAAGCATTGACCGCCCAGCGTTACCTGTGCCCGAATATAACGAGCTTATCTGTTCGCGAAGCCTGTTATATGCGTCATCACTTAACATCGTTCCGTTATCAACTGAGAAAACCCCGCTTAATGTCGCTCCTTTTTGCAGCACGGATATATTATGTGTACTTGCCGCTAAATATTGCTCAATCTCATCCCAGATTGGATTAAGTTGTGAGATGCCCCATATTTTATAGTTATTAATTCCACCGCTAAAACCTCTGATTTGATATAGTTCCGATGTTTTTTGCTGATTATAAAATCTGAATTTTAACTTGTTCATCTCGCGTAAATATTGAAGGCTTAAATAAATACTGCTCGCTTCCCACGCGCTTATATAGCCATCAGTAGCTATCGTTGGGTTAAGGTATGATGGCGGAACGGTATTTAGTGCTATTGGCGGTCTACCTGCATCGCCATCAGCGGTTATAAATGAGTTTGCCGTAAGCAAATAAAACGTTGCAACATCTGTTATAAAATCCTCATAAGTTGATATTGCGCTAGGATTTTTAAGCAAATCGAGTAAGGGATGTTTGGTTAAAAAAACATTATTTCTTGTATCGTATATTTCTGGCTCGATAGCCGCTACCTCGATTACTATTCTCTGTATCGCATCAGCCAGCGGGGCGCAAGATAAATAATATTGGATTGCCTGATATGCGGATAAGTCATAATTTCTGTTGCGATAAAGATTATTCATCGTTCCAGGAATTAAAACAGCGTAGTTACCGCTTGGAGCTTGTTTTTTTTCTTTTTTGCTAAAAAGATTAAATTTCATGGGCTTAACTATATCACAAAATATTAAATGGCAATATACGGTAATTTAATTTGAGATAACCGTAATTCTTGGCTCTCGAGAATTTCCGCGTATATGGTTTAAAAATTGAGTTGTTGAGTCTACTTGGTCATCATGTTCGCCGTTTGGAAATAAAAGCATCTCTTCAATATATGCATTTCTCCAAGATGCGTGTTCGGGAAATAAAACATTTCCGGCTTGAAATTCTGGCCTAACAGCATCTGCCCTGGCTTCTTTTGAGCCTTTTGGCTTAATTGCTAAAATTGGATATTTGCTTGTGCTTTTTATTTCTTGCAGCAGTGGCGTGCCGCTTGATTTATCTTCTATTAATCGTTGATGCGGTTTCCATGCGTTCCCGATTTCCTCATATTTTATTTTTAAATCAGGATATTCTAATTTTCCGCGCCACAAATCTAAAAGATATTTTTTATTACCTAAAACTCCCCACACTGTTAAGCAAGTGTAATCATTTGATTTTCCTGTTTTTTCTGCTATGTCTATCGAGTCGATAATCATGTCAAAACTAGATGGTAATTCAGTTTGTTTATAATCGTGAAAATCGGTAAGTTTAAATATCGCGCCTTCTATTGGCGATGGGCGTTGCTGATATTGAGCAGAGTATAAATTACCTAGCAACATTTTTTGTGTAGCGATTTCTTCTGGTGCGATAGATTTTATTAAAAGCTCGCCATGTTCTGTTCTTGGGTCTTGACCAAGAGAAGTAACGCATCGGCTTTCTGGCTCGAATTCCATCGGCAAACAAATGTGCATCAAATGTTGCTTGTCGAATGTTTTTAAAAGATAACCAGATAAGTCACTTTCAGAAATGCGTTGCTGAATTATTGCTGTTTTAGTGCGCTCCAAAATATTAACACGAGTAGAAAATGTGTTGCCATACCAGTCATTAGTTTCTTTTAGGCGTTTTGGATTATATGATTCGCTAGCATCGTTTGGGTCATCAATTATGCGATATCCGCGCTTGCCTGTTACATTGCTTAAAACTGAAAAGATATTGCGATATCCTTGTTTATCGTTTTCATAGCCCCGCTTGCGGTTCTCGTCATCTTTAAAAACCCACGTTTTATTTTTATCACGCGAATGATTAATAGCCCATTGTCGCTGATACCATTCTGTTGATAGCAAATCACGCGCTCGCCTGCTATCTCTAATAGCCAATTCTTCAGTTTTTGAACCAGTTAGCCACCTTGTTTCAGGTTTATCAATCCACATCCATGTTGGCAAAAAAACAGAGGTTATAAGAGATTTTAACATTCCAGATGGTATATTAATCACAATAACATCCTGTGGAATTTGGTTAAGAAAAAATGCTTGTAAATGGTCTGCAATAAACTTTATGTGCCAGTTATCAATAAATTTGGCTGGGTCTACATACGACCAAGATTGCAAAATGTAATCATATAATGATTTTTCAGCAAGTTTTCTGTTTATGTATTGCTTGCGTGCTTCATTTAGTTGCGACATATGCTATAGTATATTACAATATACATGTTGATAACAGGTAAATCCTGGTAGTTAATTATAATGTTCCCTTCCCAAGGTTGGATATAAGTTATAATGTACTGGCTACCAGGGGCTGTTTTATGTTTATGTTTTGTCTCAAATAATGCGTTTAATTTATTTCGCATAAATGATGGATTTTTGTGTATTGAAATAAAACATGCCCATACTTCAAATGTTGCTATAATCAACACTGATAATATCAAAAAATCACGTAAACGGTTCATTTTACACTATTTCTTTTTATTTAAATTAAATTCCATTTTAACATCAACGCCATGGCAATTATTAAGGCTATTAATTAGTTTAATAAAAAAGACCATCATTTACATATGTGTTAATTATTTCAACTTTACAATCACATACATTCTCTTTTAACATTTCTTCCTCTGCCTCAGCTTCAATATGCGTATTAGCCTCATGATATTTCAATGCTTCTGATAAAATTTTAGCATGTAATGCAGCTCTTCTTTTCGCATCATTTATCAATAAATGCCTCACAGGTCGTGACACAAAAAAGTAATCGAGACTGACACAAATTATGAAAACCACATAAATTATGATGTTTATAAAAAATATTGTGTATAATATATTTATATTACTCAACTTAATTCTCCGATTATTTAAATATTACCATTATTTCTTTTCCAAAATTTCCTTAATTTCCCTGAGTTTTTCAGCATCCGCCTCATCGTAGATTTTTTCTTCTTCTGGCGGAAGCATCAATCCCAACGAGCCGCTAAACTCAATATGAGATTTTTCATTCCACCCCCGCTTTTTGCCTTTAGATTTTAAAAAGAAAATCATTGCGGCGGTATCTTGCTCATCCCTTATTTTGCGATAAAAATTAGTTTCTACAAAATCTATGACAACATCATTTATTGACTCTACGCGCTGTTTAAATTCTGGGTCATTATTATACCATTTATAAAATGCAGAGCGTGAAATTCTTGTCGCGTTACATGCGTTTGTTACTATCCCCAAGTTTTTTTCAAGTGCTTGAATTAACTCTTCTTTTTTTGCGTTCTTTTTGTTTTCTTCCATTTTAGGCATCGTAATTTTTAACCTATTTATTTACCCAAAATCTTCAATTGATGCATCCTTTCCATAAAATATTTTAACCGCCTGTCAGGCAACTGCACTTTCCCGAGTTCCCACTCTGAAACCTGATGCTGTAGGCATCCAACGGCAACCGCAAAAGCATCTTGTGTTAGATTGTTTGCTAAGCGTAACTTTTTTAGTTCTTCCTGGTTCATTATTTAGTGGATTACATATCCGGTATTAGCTAACCGCATAATTCTATATCGACACATATTATTAATAATACACCATGCTGCGGTATATATGCAAAGGTTTTTTTAAAACATTGATTAAATGTTAAATATTTATTAAAAAAGCCTTGACGTCATACTGTATTATAGTATAATTATAATTGTAAGATGATTAATAAACAACAAGGAGACTAAAAAATGAAAGCATTAACAAGCAAAATCAAAGAACATAGCCTTTATAAGCGTTATATAAGCCTTGGATGCACGGAAGAGCAAGCGTTATCAGCATATTATAAGTTTTTTAATAAAAAACAAGAAAAAAATATCGGGCTAGAAACTCAATGGACAATTTGTTTTGATTTTTTAGATGATTCTGTTAATTGATTTTTAAACCCTTGGTAATCGACAGTCTCACCGTTACATTTAAATATTATTTCGCCTTCTTTTCCATTATTTACCATAAACTTTAACCATCTTAAAATTACGACAGACACATATTTTGGCTCTATTTCCATTCCATAACAAATTCTATCGGTTTGCTCGCATGCGATTAGTGTTGAGCCTGAGCCTAAAAAGGGCTCAATAATTATAGATTTTTTAGGTGATGAGCTTTTAATAATTCTTGCAATCATTTCGACTGGTTTTGGGGTTGCGTGTTCCAAACGTTCGTCTCCTTTAACCCTGGGATATTGCCAAACGTCGGTCATTTTATCATGAGAATTATCAAAATATGCGCGAGTTGAATAAAATTCTTTCTTAAGCTCATCATATTCTTGCTTAAGCTCATCATATTCTCTCTGGAAAGCTTTGCTATTAGATGCCTGCTGAAGTTTTTTATAAACATCTGCGGTCGGAAATGACCATTGGCTTTTGCAAGTCCAGTGGTCGCCACTCAAATCCGAATGACCCACGGCACGTTTCATCGCCGGAATATCCCACCCGGCTTTAATACGCTCCTGCTCTAAATATGACCGTATTGTCTCCCATCCATCCCAATAATTATCAGCGTTTGTATTAAATCCTTGTTCGCCGAGCATAAAAAACAGGCAACGTTCTGATACTGGAGGGTAACATCGAAAATCATCATTAAGAATTCCTTGACCATATTCCTTATCCCAAACAATTTCATTTCTTAAAGTCAATCTTTCTAAATCTTTTAATCCCCATGAATACCATAAACGCCATAAATCTTCTGCATTCCCCCATATATAAACACTTGCATTATTTTCTAAAAATGGTCTAAATATATTAAACCACGACATCTGGAATTTATCTAATTTATCGCTATAAAGATTATCATTAACAACTCCGTCTTTTTCTTTTCCCATGCCATATGGCGGGTCAGCATGTAATAAAATAGATGTTTTATTATCCATAAGCAAAACAGCATTTTCATTTACCGTACAATCAGCGCACATCAATCTATGTTTACCTAGTTGCCAAATATCACCTAATTTAGCAATAGATTCGACTTCATTAGCATCGGGAACATCATCCTCAGTTATCTCTTTTTCTTCTTCTGGAAAAATTAATGATAATTCTCCGTCATCAAAACCAACGTCAGCAAGCATATCAAGCTCAAACTCACCACCGCCAAGCAAGTCATAATCAAATTCACCGGTGTTTTTATTTTCCCTTATATTTGCTTCTTTTATTTCATTTTCTGTTAGTTTACGATTAGGTATACGCACGTCTATTTCTTCATCGTTTCTTCCTAATGCGCTTAATACTTTAACTCTTTGATGCCCTGAGATTATTAAATTATCGGTATTAATTACAGGTATGGACATTAAGTTAAATTTTTCTAGCGATTTTTTAAGTTGTTTCTTTTGTGTTTCTGATATTTTACGAGGATTTTTATCCCATTGAATTAATTCTTTTACTTTTCTTTTTTCTGTATGCCATTTTAATTTACACATAATTTATTATCAATCCACTTTTTTAATAAAACAATTAATTCGCTGGCATTTTTTTTTGTTAATGTTATTCCAAAAATCGGATCATCGCCATCTGTATATTCGCATTCAAAAAATGTGCCTATTTGATTAATGCTAATATTTTTAGAATTTGATAATAGCCAAATTTGACAATCTTTACCTGATGTTTTTAATATTGTTTCTTTGATGTCTTTAGTAATATCAATCATAAAGCACATTATACTATTTTATTTATTAATTTCCACTTTTGGTGAAGCCCGAAAGAAAGGCAAAAAAGCCCCAACCCAACGGTTAAGCGGGTTAGCCTTTCTGCCTTTTATTAGTTAGTTCCACTCCTGGAGCCAGCCGTCAGTCAAGGCAACATAATATTATCGCGATTAATTATGCTCGGCAGCTTTCCACTTCGCAAAGTGTCCAAGCCCCTGTTCTGCCTTTAAAGCTCAGTCGCTAGTTTGGGCTTACATTCTACTAGCTAAATGCGGCTATTATCCGAACCGTGACAGCATAGCTGGGACGCATAAAATAATAGCTTTACTTTATGAAAACAAGGTAGTATAATTAAACCTTGTTTTTCTCATCAGTTAAACATACTACAAGCATTTTTTGCGAAATGCAAGTAATTTAGCCCGGGCAATCGTCCGGGCTTCTTTTTTTGTTGCTATTGATTGTTTAAAAGATACAAACTACTACGTTTTGTATCCATTTAAAATATGTAAGACATCTTAGTCACTTTATGTAAGACATTTAAGACAATTTAGCATAATCATTATAAGCTATTGATTTTAATAGTATTTATTTTTTAAAAAATAATGCAATATTATTAAAATATTGTTAAATAATACTTGACAATGTGACAGTTGTCACATATAATGTATACATGATAGTTAATAATTATTGATTATCATAAATTATAAACAACAACAAAAATAGAGGACTAAAAAAATGACAACTACTACTTACAACTACAACGGCAAAACAATAAAATTAACTCAAGAGCCCTACATCGCTAGCACTGCGCATTATGAGGCGTCAGCAATTGATGTTGATGGTGATATCTATAGGGTGACGTGGGATATTATCTTAGATGCGGAGGATGCTGCGGATTGTACAGATGAGTCTAATATGTGCAACTGGGATAATCCGACATTAATCGCTAAATTATAAACAACAAAAATAGAGGACTAAAAAAATGAAACAAGAAAAATTAACAGAAATCTTAAAGTTGCACAAGTTGTGGCTTGAAGACAATCCGGACGGTGTCCGGGTTGACTTGCGGAGGGCTGACTTGCAGGGGGCTGACTTGCGGAGGGCTGACTTGCGGGGGGCTGACTTGTGGGGGGTTATTTTTTGCGAGGGTTGGAAATTAGTAAAAAAAGGAGACTAAAAAAATGAACTCACAAATAAAAAATAACGAAATCAGGTTACAATATCAGCTATCAAATTTGTAATTATTAGACGGGAGAAATAATATGCAAACAATAATTAAAGGCAACATGCCTCGTGAATTTTATAGTGACAAAGAATTTGAGCGCATAAAAATACGCAATCAAAAAAGAAAAGAACGCATTAAACACAATAAAGAGCTGGGAGCAATAAGATTAGAATATGCACAAAAATTAAAAGAAAAACAGGAGGAAATTAAAAATGGAAATATGCGATAATTTAGTATTGTTAACCGATATTCCGCTAACTGCTAAAGATTTTAAAGTGTCGCGGATGACTATTTATAGATGGATTAAGCAAGGTAAATTTACGTCTAATAAATTAGCAAAAAAGCATTATTTTATTATTAAAGACAAGAAATACCTTGATTTTTTAGAAGAATATAAAAAAGGAAGACGTTAAAATGAATAAGGTTAGTATAGCATTAAGCAATGAGCTTAAAAAATTAGGTAAAAAAATGCCAATACTTAGCATGTATTGGGACGATAAATTGATTTATAGTTGGTTTAAATCTAATTATCCTGAAATTTATTACAATATTATGGGGGTTGCTGAAACTCGCAAAACAGCACCAAAAATTAGAGGGAAATTAATTCCAAAATTAAACAAGGAGAAAAACAATGAAAATTAAACTCAGAACGGAGCTTTGCAGGGCAGTAATCCGCGCAGGAAAAACACTGCCGGCAGCATTAATGGGATATGATGATAGTCAAGCTTTTATGTGGTTTAAAAGCTATCATCCTGTAATTTATAACCGTACTCTTGGACTGCGACCAAAATTGGAGATTGTGAAATGAAAACAACATGTGCCTTAAACTCAATAATTTGTCCCGTTTGCGGATATTGTTTTGATAGCGAAGAACTGCATGATTACCCGTCAGAACACGCTACGCTTACGGCAACATACAAAGAACCATGTCCAAAATGTAATGCTCAATTAATGATAAGTTATAAGTTACAAAAATGGTTTACAGCCGAAAAACTAGAGGATATCTCATGAAAACCAAAGAAATGCAAATAATAGGTAGCTATATTGAAGAAGCAAGAACAAAAGTAAATATGACCCAATCCGAATTAGCACAGCAAATAGGTATTAGCTCTTGTAATATGCACAAAATAGAAAAGGGTAAAAGATTTCCATCTTATCGCTTATCGCTAAAAATTTGCGAAGTACTTAATATTGATAAAAATGCATTTTTACGTGGATTAAAATATTTAAAATTTGGAAACGACATTAGATTAGTGGCTGAAAAAATTAATTTACTTTATCCATCTCAGGATATTTTCTTAAAAGAAGAAAATATCAGCGAAGAAATTTTGTATAAAAACGCCTGTAATGCGCTAATATTTGCGATTTAAGCCTATCTTTTGCCGATATCTAGGTATCTAGGTGGTACAATAGACTTTGCAAGCCCAGGATTATCACCAAAATAGAATATTTTTTTGTTTATTGAGTCAATCCTGAAATTCTTAAATTCTGGGTCTGTTGCAAACTCGCCAAAATATCTTATTACAGTTTTTTTCCAAATGTCATTTATGCTCATAAGCAACCTACGTTTTTTCTAGCGATTTTACAAGCTCGCATCTAGCCCCGAGCTTTTCTTTTAGAAAAGCCATGCATTTTTCTTGAGACCGGCCGTCATGCATAAAATGCTTATCATCAATAGTTTTTTTATATTGCCTCGCGTGCGATATTATTCTAGACCTCCAGCCGCTATAAGCCAGTGAAGAATTTTGCCTGTCTATTTCTCTAACTGTAGCCTCATGTGCGCGAGATTGCTGTTCGTTATTATTCATTTTGTTCTTCAATTATTGCAAAAATTCAAGCTCTGGATTTTCATTTTCCAAAACATTTTCACTTGTTGTTAGTAATTTATTATTAATAAAACTATCATACGCCTGATAAAATTCACGCCTAAGTTTGTCTTCTGGATATGTACGCCACGACCAATCGCCACCGATAACTAATTGCCTTAATTTATTATCCCCGTCTTTGGCGGCTTGATAAGCATCATTAGCAGAAAGCAACCCTATTGCTAATTTCTTAAATTGCGCAATGGATGGCGGAAAATCAAGCGTTGCGATAGCGGCGGATATAGCAATATTGATTTCATCTTGGCTTAAAGTATCAAGCATTGCCTGCCAAATTTTAAAAGCAACTTCTCGAACTATAGTATCCGCCATGTTGCTAGTCCACTTATTTCCCCATGATGCCGCAAAATTAGCAAATAACTCAATAACTGTTATTTTTTTTATCTTCATTTTTATTTTCTCCTATTTTTTGTTGGTTGATTTGTTCTTGTTTTTTAGAGCGTAACCAGTCCATAAATTCCACATTACGCTGTCCTGCAGTTTTTGGTGTTTGTTGTTTAACGGGTTGCGCAGGTATAGTTAAGTCCACGTCATTAAGCCAGCCGCCAGCATTAAGCCATGTTGCTGGCTCTTGCCAATATTTATAATCAGCCCCTGGGTTTTTATTATTATGCTCGGCAAGTTGAGCATTAACAGCATTAACCAATGTTCCAGTAAAAATATTTAGTTCATCAGTAGTTTTGATTTTTTGCTCCTTGATTACTTTTGTAAAGGTTTTTTCTGCAAGCTTTGGAGACCTCTTTTTTGGATATGTGGCGTAAAACCTATCAAAAAATTTTTTAATGTCACTAACCGACAAACTTTCTTTTTTATATTTTTCTTTAGATATATCATTCTCATTCTCATTCTCATTCTCATTCTCATTATCGGTAGATTTGGTAGCCTCTGGTAGATTTGGTATGCCAGATTTACCAGTGGTAGATTTGGTAGCGTATCTTTTCTTAATGTTTTTGCGGTTTCTTTCACAAACATTGGCGTATTTTTCTATATCTCTATCAAATGAGATTTTAAAAAAATCAAAGATAGCACTAAGCATGCAATCCATATCTGGCAGCGATTCATTTAGATTATAACAAAATATAGCATCAAGTATTTTTGCTTTATTCTCTATAGATAAGTTACGAATTGGTTTATAGTTATCACAATACAAAACAAATGACTTTTTATTGATTTCCGACATCTTGTTCTTTCTCCGCACATACTATCTCTAAAATATCATCGTGCATAAACCACATTTCTTTACGCACCTGTTCTTTGATTATTTCTGTAATGCCTGCATTTTCTAAAAAAGATAATACTTTTCCGATGTGCCTAGATGTTTGTTTATTTGCGCTTTCTCTTAACATAATTTCACCTCAAAACAATATTAACACAAAATTAATTTAATAGCAAGATTAATTCTTGATATTTTATGAATTAAATAATAAAATACTCAAGCTAATCAAAGTTTAGCCTAGCGCAGCTTAGCGGAGTATAGCGGAGCAAAGCCCAGCCGAGCACAGCACAGTAATTATTCCAGCATTATGTCATCTAATGCTACGCTATCGCCTGCTTCATCAAATATTAATTTCTGTAATGCTTTTGCTGTTTTTAATGACATACAAAATTTACTATTTTCAGCTTGCCACACGCCTGCTTGAGATATTCCTAATTTTCTTGCAAACTCTGTTTGAGTGTAGCCCATTTGCAATCTAATTTGTTTAATCTTTTTTATAGACATGACTTATTATATATTAATAAATTAATAAAATAAAGCTTGCCTTATTATTAATTAAGTAATAGAATATGCAAGCTCAGCTCAGCAAAGCTAAGCTCAGCAAAGCTGAGTCTAGCACTGCGTAGCAGAGCCAAGCGTGGTATAGCATAGTAATTTTATTAACAATAGGAGACTAAAAAAATGAAAATAAAAGTAACGATTAAGGGCAAAACGCCATTATTAATGTGTGCGTTTTCAGAGTCACAATTAGAGTCTGGAAATCGCGTAAAAGACAAAAATTCAACACCCAGAGAAATGGCGGAAATATTCACATATCGAGATAAAAAAGGAGATTTATGTATTCCAGGAATTTGTATATTTTCTTCCATAATTGAAGCTGGCAAATTTAGTAAAATTGGAAAGTCTAAAGTTACAACACAAAAATCCAGTTTAATTCCTACAGGGGTTTCATTGGAGGAGGAAACATGCTCTTTAGGAACTAAAGAATTTGAAGTTGATAGCCGTTCTGTTGTTGTGCCTGCTACTGGCGGCAGAATAATGCGGCATCGACCAAGGCTTGATACATGGGAAACCATGTTCACACTTGATATAGATGAGAAAGAATTTAGTGAAAAAGATGTGCGTAAATTTGTTGATGACGCAGGCTCTAAATGCGGGTTGTTATCTTATAGACCTAGCAGAAAGGGATGGTTCGGAAAGTTTGATGTTATACATTGGGATATTGTAAAAAAATCTTAATTGATTTTAACTAAATTTTGCGAAGTTCAGTTGAGCGTAGCGAAGTTCAGTTGAGCCAAGCCAAGCGGAGCATAGCATAGCATAGCAATAAAAAAGCCCTGGTACATAAAATACCAGGGCTCGACTAAAAAAATAAACAACAATTATATTATAACAGATTATATTAAAATGTCAATAACATCTTTAGCATATCGTTTGTCTGCACGATATGCTACTTAACATCATCTGCAATAATATTATCGCTTAAAAAATCCCCCAATATTTTATCAAGCAAAACTTTGCGACCGCCATTATGCAGATTAACTATTTGCCTTAATGCCATTATTGTTTTTAATGACGGTTTATGCCTTCCCTTTTCTAGGTGGAATAGGGTTGAACGGTCTATGCCAAGCTGTTTTGCAAAATCAGATTGTGTATATCCGATCTGCTCTCTAAATTCTTTTATTTTGCTCATGTTGACATTTTGCCACACATAATATATAGATGTCAAAAAAACATTTAACATTTCTTAAAAAAAATTAAAAATAATTGTTGACAAGACGCAGCATTGTGTTATAATTGTTTCTGTTATATATAAATTTAGGAGAAGTTATCATGACTGAAGAAACAAAAAATCAAATATC